CATTTAATGATAATAAATTCAGAGAAATACGTCAAATTATAGCTGATGCTAATGTAGATGATTTTGATGAATTATTTAGAGCTTTATATGAAAGAGCATCAGAATACCTACCAGGTAGAGAGGGTACTGTAGCTATAATAATTAATGAACAACAATATAGAGCTAATTTCCGTATTGATAAGGAAATAAATGCAATGAGTTTAATTTCACAAATAATAAATAATTATGAATAATCAAGTAAACAATCCACAAGCACCACAGATAGATTTAAAAAATACTACTGCGGTAAAAACATCTAAAGGAAAAAGTGTTTTCCAACAAGGTGTAATTTTAAGAATGGTATCTAAATTTGTAGCAGGTACAGAGGAAGATGCATTATTACCAATTCCAGTTTTTTATGATCCAAGTACAGGAAAAATGTTAGAAGGTTCTGTACCCAAGGATTTAAGAGATGAATTGAAGAAGGAAATAGCTTAATGAAAAATATTTTTGATTGGTTAAAACATATTAACCAATACAAAACCCCATCTGATAAATTTAGTGATAAAGATTGGGAGGTATTTAATTCTTATATGATCCATAGATTTTTATCTATGAATAAAGAATTCCTTGAAATAGTTAATTTTGTTCAAAGTTATCCTCCTCAAGAAAAAAAAGCTATTTATAATATTTATAGGGAATTTATTCCAAAAAATAATAAGTGGAATAAATATATTAAATCAAGTGTTAAACAACCTAATATTGATCTAGTAAAAATAATAAGTGATTACTATACTTGTTCTCAAAGAGAGGCAAAAGAATATTTAAATATTTTGGATAAACAATCAATAGTTAGTATATTGGATAAAATAGGGGTTGAAAGTAAAGACCAAAAACAATTATTAAAATGAAAGTAGAAGTATACAATTTTTTAAAATCCGAAGCTGAAGCGGATAAAAATAAAGCTTTAGCAAGTATTAATTTATTAACTAATCATCCCGCTGGTATAGGTGATCACTCAACTAAAGATTATTGGGACAACTGTAATGAATCTCTTAAGTTATTAGCTTCAGCGGAGGAAAGATTAGAAATACTAGAAAAATATTTTAAACCAAAAGGACAAGTTAATGGGTGATAGTGTTAAAAAGTATTATGAATTAAAAGAGGAAGCTGAGCTAATAGGTGAAGAAGAATTTGATAAATTAGTTGAAAGTGATAAAGCTGATTTGGGAGCATCTTTAGAAGAACAAGCTAAGCATACTAATTGGGAAGAAGAATATATGGATGTTATAACTCTCTTTGAAAAGGAATACCCAGAATTATCTGAGGAATATAAAAGAATTTCAGAAGAAATGTATGAGATGTTTGCTAGAAAACATATGGATTATGGTTTGAATAATATTGCTTTAGGTGGTGATTTAACTAATGCGGAAGATAAAAAATTTTCACTTACAGGTTTAGCTATTAGACTTACTGATAAAATTTCTAGATTAAAAAACCTTCTTATTAATGGTAAAAATTATGTTAAGGGAGAAGGAATGGAAGATACGTTTATTGATATAGCCAATTATGGAATAATTGGTTTATTAGTAGGACGTGATAAATGGAAAAAATAAATTTTGCCTAAAAAATTGCCTAATATTGTAAAGGAAATTAGAAATAATCCTCCTGAGCAAATTAATTTTGCCTACCAGAAGAATATTTCTTATTCTCAAATGTCTATATTTAGAAGTTGTTCTCATAGGTGGAAACTTCAATATAAAGATAAAATTAAGAAGTTTGATTCTTCTATTCATACTGTATTCGGAACTGCAATACATGAAAGTATACAACATTATTTAGATACGGCTTATGAAAAGTCATTTGCTGCTGCAGACAGGGAAATTAACTTAAATGAAGATTTTCAAAATAGGTTTATAAGTGAATACCAATCACAATATAAAAAAAATAATGACCAACATTTTTCATCCGCTGAAGAAATGAGGGAATTTTTTGAGGATGGAGTTGCTATTTTAGATTGGTTTAGAAAAAAACGTAGAAGATATTTTAGTAAAAAAGGATGGTTTTTAGTTGGTTGTGAATTACCTCTTGTGATAGCACCAAATAAAATGTTAAATAATATATTATATACAGGATATTTAGATGTTGTAATGTATAATGAAAATGATGATTCTTTCAAAATTATTGATATAAAAACCAGTACTAAAGGATGGAATGAGTATGCTAAAAAGGATGAAAATAAACAATTTCAATTATTATTATATAAGCAATTTTTTTCTGAACAGTATAACATTCCTTTAGATAAAATTGATATAGAATTTTTTATAGTTAAAAGAAAAGTATTAAGTTGGGATGATGATAATATTATGTCTCCCCATCAGGCATATAGAGTTCAAACATTTACTCCTCCTAGTGGAAAAATTAAATTAGGTAGGGCTAAAAGGGCAATAAATGATTTTATTAGTAGCTGTTTCAATTCTAGTGGAAAAATTAAAGATATAGATTACCCTAAATCTCCTTCAAAATGGAATTGTACTTTTTGCCCATTTAAAGAAGAACAAGAATTATGTGGAGAGGGGATAATCTATTGATATTTTGATATATGTATAACCAATAATGTTATAAAATAAAGATTATGAGTAATAAAAAACCAATGACACTAACAAGTGTGAAAATTCAAAGTGATTTATTTGAAAACTTTAAGATTGAATGTGTAAGAAGAAAATTTTCTTTTCAAAAATTAGCTGATAGATCAGTTCATTTGTATTTAACAGATGAAGATTTTAGAAAAAAAGTTTCTAATCACACCAATCTTGAATTATAAATTACTAAATTGATGAATAAAAGTTTTAAACACATACCTAAGGATAAAAGAAAAAAAATTCTTTTAGTTTGCGATGATATAAGGGTACATTCAGGTGTAGCTACAGTAGCAAGAGAAATTGTATTACATACTTGTCACCATTTTAATTGGGTAAATTTAGCTGGAGCTATTAAACACCCAGAAAAAGGTAAAAAGTTAGATATTAGCCATGATACTAATAAACAAAGGGGTATAGATGATTCTAATGTTCTTATCTATCCAGTTGATGGTTATGGTACACAGGAAATTTTAAGAAGTTTAATAAACGCAGAAAAACCTGATGCTATAATGTTGATAACTGATCCTAGATATTTTAGACATGTATTTCAAATGGAGTCTGAAATTAGAAAAAATATTCCTATAGCCTATTTAAATATTTGGGATGATTATCCAGCTCCAATGTATAATAAGGCATACTATGAAGCATGCGATTTATTAATGGGTATATCTAAACAAACAGTTAATATTAATAAATTAGTATTAGCTGATTGCGATAATAGTAAAAGAGTATTTAAGTATGTACCTCATGGTTTAAATCATGAATTTTATAAACCTATAGATAAACTTGATTCCGATTTTGTAAAATGGAAAAAAAATATTTTGGGAGATAGAGATTATAACTTTGTAGTATTTTTTAACTCTAGAAATATTAGAAGAAAGGCTATACCTGATACTTTACTAGGATTTAGAGCATTTCTGGATTCATTACCCTATGAGGATGCTAAAAAATGTTATTTTATCCTTCATACTGAACGTTCAACTGAGGCGGGTACTGATTTAGATAAGGTAATAGAATACTTTTTTGGAGAAAAATATGAAGGTAATGTATTAATAGATACTAATAAATTAAGTATCCAACACCAAAATTATTATTATAATTTAGCAGATGTACAGGTGTTATTAACTTCAAATGAAGGATGGGGATTAACAATTACAGAGGCAATGTTAGCTGGAACTCCTATAATTGCTAATACTACAGGAGGCATGCAGGACCAAATGAGATTTATAGATGAAAATGGAAAATGGTTTACTCCTAGTGCTGATGTTCCTTCTAATCATAGAGGAACTTATAAAGAACATGGTGAATGGGCTTTTCCAGTATATCCTTCTAGTAGATCAGTTCAAGGTTCACCTCCTACACCTTATATCTTTGATGATAGATGTAAGTGGGAAGATATTACTGAAAGATTAAAAGAAGTTTACAGTTTATCTCCTGAAGAAAGAGATAGATTAGGAGCTAAGGGAAGAGAATGGGCTATAAGTGATGAAGCTGGATTTACATCTACACATCAAGCTAATAGAGTAATAGAAGCATTTGATGAGTTATTTAAAGTATGGGAACCTAGAGAAAAATACCAAATTATAAATGCTACTGAATATAAAGGTAAATTTTTAAATCATAAAATTATATATTAATGAGCAAACCAAGATTTGTAATATCATGTCCTTTTGACACTTACTCTGGTTATGGTGCCAGATCAAGGGATATTGTAAAAGCCATAATTGAATTAGATAAATATGAAGTTGAATTATTACCACAAAGATGGGGTAGTACTGCTTGGGGTTTTTGTAAAGACCATCCTGAATGGGAATTTCTATATAAACATCAAGCCAACCAAAATTGGCAAAAAATTCAACCTGATATTTGGATGCAAATTACTATACCTAATGAATTCCAACCCGTAGGAAAATATAATATAGGATGTACTGCAGGTATTGAATCCACTGCTTGCAGACATGAATGGATAGAGGGATTAAATAGAATGGATATGACTTGGACTTCTTCTAAACATAGTAAGGGAGTTTTTAAAGCTATGAACTATGAGCAAAAAAATCAAAAAACAAACCAAATTGTAGGAGTAATTAAATCAGAAAAACCTATTCATGTAGTATTTGAGGGTGCTAATTTAGATCTATATCAACCTTTAAAATCTAAAAATACTTTAGATTTAAATGATATTAGAGAAGGATGGAATTATTTATTTGTAGGACACTGGATGCAAGGTGAATTTGGACATGACAGAAAAAATGTTTCATTTTTAATAAAAGCATTTTTAGAAACATTTAAGAATAAAAAACGTAAACCTGGGCTAATTTTAAAAACTTCTATTGGTGTTGATTCATATATTAGTAGAGATGAAGTACTAGATAGGATAAATGTGATTAAAAAAACTGTAAATTCTAAAGATTTACCTAATATTTACTTATTATCTGGTGACTTTTCAGATAGTGAAATGAATCAACTATATAATCATCCTAAAGTTAAATCCATGATTAGTTTAACTAAAGGGGAGGGATATGGTAGACCATTATTAGAATTCAGTTTAACAGGTAAACCTGTAATTGCCACTGCTTGGTCAGGACATATAGATTTTTTAAATAAAAATTTCTCTACATTATTACCTGGGGAATTAGAACCTATACATCCTTCAGCTGCTAATCAATGGTTAATTAAAGAGGGTCAATGGTTTAAAGTTAGTGAAGCCCATACAGGACAAACATTACAAGATGTATTTTATAGATATAATGATTATAAAAAGAAATCTAAACAACAGGCCGCGTTTTCTAAATCTAATTTTTCATTCAAAAAGATGAAAGAATTAGTAGGTAATATATTAGATGCTAATATACCCGATTTCCCTAAGCAAGTGGAATTAAATTTACCTAAAATTGATTTACCAAAATTAGAAAAATTAAGTTAATATGCAATATGATACTATTATAGATTGCCCAAAATCAGGAGGTGATTTATGTTATAAAATGGAAGTAACTAAGGATATAACTAATTTTCTTAGTTTATCTTGTGGTTTTTGGACTAATTCCTTAATGAAAGAAGGTTCTCAATTCTATATTGAACAAACAGAAACTCTTCCTGAATTATATAAGGACCTAGCTTGGACAGATCCTAAAACTGATTTAATATGGATACCTAATACTATTAATATTCCTGATAAAGGAATGGTATTTGCTAATGGTCCTAATAGTAATGAATGGGCTTGGGCTGCAGTAAAAGCAGTTGAGTTAAATGAAGAAGATGAAGCTAAAGTAGAAGGTCAAACTCATAAAATGGATATGACTACAATTAAAAATTTCACTGAACGTGATTATATAGAAGCTTTATCGTATATTGGAGTATTACCGGAATAATATGAAAATTAGTTATGCAATTACAGTTTGTAATGAACTAGAAGAAATTACTAAACTACTAGATTTTCTTTTTAAACATAGAAGAAAAGAGGATGAAATAGTAGTGTTATTTGATAAAGGAAATGGTACTGCTGAGGTTTGGAATAGGTTATCTGAATTAAAAAATGAAGATAACGTTGTTGTAAGAGCTAAAACATTCAAAAACCATTTTGCAGATTGGAAAAATTACCTAACTGAGTTATGTTCTGGTGAGTATATATTTCAAATAGATGCTGATGAAATCCCTAATGAAACATTTATAAAATTTTTGCCTGATATACTTTATGGCAATGAAAAAGTAGATGTAATGTTAGTTCCTAGAGTAAATACTGTTAAGGGACTTACTCAAGAACATATTAATAAATGGGGTTGGAGAGTAGATGAAAACAATAGAGTTAACTGGCCTGATTATCAATGGAGAATATATAAAAGAGTACCTGAAATAAAATGGATAAACAAAGTACATGAAAGATTAACAGGTTATGCTCATTATGCAACTTTACCCTCAGATGAAAATTATTGTTTATACCATCATAAACATATAGACAGGCAAGAAAAACAAAACGAATATTATAGTACTTTAAATGGATAAAGATTTCAATCAAGTTTATATGTCTCCGGCCTTAAATGATTTTAAAATTGATTTTAAGGATAAATGGAAATTAGAAGATTATAATGATATTAATGCACCATTAGTATTTTTTGGAATGTATGGTGAACCTGATTATAATATTTTTATGCAACATAGAGCTCCTATAATTGTAGTTTGGGGTGGTAATGATATGCATGAACCTCAAATAAAGGCGGTTAAACAAAAAGTATTAGAAGGAAAAGCTTATACTTTTGTACCCCCAGGTGAATTTGATAATAC